CCTAACTTTTTACGCCGTCAAAATGAAATCGGTTTCCTGGAGGCTCAAAATGGCAGGACGCAAGCGCACTCCCGACAAACTGAAGATCATTGCAGGCACTGACCGGCCTGATCGCATGAACGCCGATGCACCTATCCCTGCGCCGGGTGTTGCTGTCGCGCCTGAGTTGCTTTCGGAGCGTGGTGCGGAGATATTCTCCCGCCTGTCTGCGACACTGGACGGAATGGGGCTGGCATCGCCAGACGATCAAGACAACCTGTCGATGCTGTCACAGCGGATTGAGCAGGTCGAACTGCTGACGGTGATTATTGAGGACAGCGGGTTTACATACAAGACGGACGCGGGGCTTTGGAAGGCACGGCCAGAGGTTGCCATGCGGTCTGAGGCAATGCGCCATGCGCAAAGCCTTCTGAGTGATTTTGGATTGTCGCCAGCGGCGCGGGCGAAAGTGAGCGCGGGAAAGATGGCAGAAACTAATCCGTTCGCGGCGCTGGGGTGACTGACTATGCAGCCGTTGCGGAGCAGTACGCCCGCGACGTAACCAGCGGAAAAATACCAGCGGGAAAATATATCAAGCTGGCGGGCCAACGGCACTTGGACGATCTGGATTGGCAGAGCGATGATAGCTTTGCGTTCCGGTTTGATGCCAAGGCTGCAACGAAGGCGTGTGCCTTTATCGAAATGATGCCTCACACCAAGGGCAAATGGGCGGCGGAAAAGGCAACGCTGATCCTTGAGCCTTGGCAGGTATTCTTTGTGGTCTGCATCTTTGGATGGCTGCGGCGCAAGAATAACACCCGGCGGTTCCGCAAGGTGCTTTTATTGGTGCCGCGCAAGAACGGCAAATCGGCTATGGCCGCAGCTATCGGGCTTTACATGCTGTTGGCGGATGAAGAGCACGGGTCGGAAGTTTATTCAGGCGCGACCAGCGAAAAGCAGGCTTGGGAGGTATTCCGGCCTGCGCGACTAATGGCGCAGAAGCGTCCCGACATGGTGAGCCATTACGGGTTGAGTGTGAACGCTTCAAATCTGCACGTGCTAAGGAATGAAAGCCGATTTGAACCGCTGATCGGGAAGCCTGGGGATGGTGCATCGCCGCACTGCGCGATTGTGGACGAATACCACGAGCACGACACCGATGCGATGTATTCTACGATGGAAACAGGCATGGGCGCGCGTGAGCAGCCTATGATGCTGGCGATTACCACGGCGGGCGATAATATCGCGGGGCCATGCTATGCCATGCAGGGCGAAGCGCAGAGCATGCTGGAGGGAAGCCGCCAAGATGATGAGACATTCGCGCTAATCTATGGAGTGGATGATTCCGACGACTGGACAGATCCGCATGTTTTGCGCAAGGCAAACCCTAATTTTGGCGTTTCAGTGGGCGAAGACTTCCTCCTGGCACGGCAAAAAGAGGCGATGGGATCACCGCGAAAGGCGGGGCAGTTCAAGACGAAGCACCTAAATGTATGGGTGCAGGCGCGTGACGCTTATTTCAACGTCCTGAGATATCAACAGGCAGGCGACCCTGATCTAAACTTAGGCAAATTCGCGGGACAAGAGGCGATTATCGGCGTTGATCTGGCGGAAAAGCGGGATTTAACGGCGGTTGAGATACTATTCCGACACGGTGGCGGGTTTGCCCGGTTCGGGCGCTACTACGCGCCAGAGGAAACGGTTGAACTACCGGAGAACGAGCATTTCAGGCTTTGGCGCGATCAAGGCACCCTTGTCCAGACGGACGGGGCGGTGACTGACGACCGGGAGATTGAGGCGGATATTTTGGAATGGTGCAAGCTGTTCGACGTGAGAGAAGTTGCGTTTGACCCGCTGCATTCTCGGCAGATGGCGGTTCAACTTATGGAGCAGGGCGTTGCATGTATCGACTTCGCCAACCGGCCCACGCTGATGAACGAGCCGATGCGCAAGCTTGATGCGCTAATCGCAGACAAGAAGTTGCACCATGACGGCGAACCCGCATTCGCGTGGATGCTGTCTAACGTGGTGAACAGGTCGCGCACTGGCGACATTCATAGCCCTGCAAAAGAGCGGGCAGAGAACAAGATTGATGGCCCCGTTGCCGCCATGATGGCGTTGGGGCGTTGGATGCTAGACGAAGAACAGCCCACATCTCCTTGGGATGATGAGGCGTTCACTCTGGAGGTTAGTTGATGTTTGGATTTGGTAAGCGTGAAAAGCGGGATGCGACATTCACGCAAGCCGAACCTCGTTCATTCATGGAGATATTCGGGCTTTCTGGTTCCGCGTCTGTGTCGATGGAAGAAGCCCTTGGCGTTCCTGCGGTATGGGCGGCGGTCAACTTTATTTCCGGCACCATCGCGGGATTGCCGCTCAACGTTTATGACCGCGACATCAAGGGCGTGAAAAAGAAGGTTAAGGCAAGCAAACTCAACACGGTTGTCGATATGCTGCACAAGGCCGTGAACGATGATTATTCATCGTTCCAATGGCGGTTTGATATGTTCAACGGCATCCTGACGGAAGGCCGTTTTGTTACATACATTGAGCGCGACAATCGCGATCAGCCTATTAACCTTTTCCCTCTGATCGGGGCCACGGTTGAGCGCTTGCCTAATGGGCGCAAGCGTTACGCACACAGCGCGGGCGGCGTCACCAGATATTACGATCAAGCGGACGTTATTGATTTGGCGTTTATGCTCAAGTCGGATTTACTGACGCACCGCAGCCCATTGCGGCAATGCGCAGTGGCAATCGGCAAGGCGGTCCACGCCAACGAATACGGGTCAAAGCTATTCAAGAATGGCGGCTTGCCTGCGTTCACGTTGCAGGGGCCGTTCGGATCAGAGAAAGCGGCATCACGCGGCGCTGCGGATATTGCAGCGGCGACCAAGGAAGCTGCGCGCAAGGGCGCTAACGTACTGGCAATCCCCATCGGGCATGAGTTGAAACCGCTGGGGCCGGAACCCGACAAAATGCAGCTAGTGCCGACGCAAGAGTTTGCGGTGATCGAGGTGGGGCGCATCTATTCTCTGCCGCCGACATTCCTGCAAGACTTGTCGCGGGCGACGTTCTCAAACTCAGAGCAGCAAGATTTGCACTTGGTCAAACACACGTTGAAGCGTTGGGTTGAGCAGGTGGAAGCAGAATTGAACCTGAAGCTGTTTGGCCGTGGTTCCAGCCGTTTCGCAGAATTCAACGTCGATGGCCTTCTGCGCGGCGATTACATGACGCGCATGACGGGCAACAGCACTGCAATTCAAACCGGCCAGCTTACGCCAAACGAGGCGCGGGCGATGGATAACCGGGAACCCCTTGAAGGCGGCGATAAGTTGTTCATTCAGGGCGCAACGGTGCCGCTGGATGGGCATACGGCAGACAAGGCGGCACTAACGCAGCCTACAACGGAGGGCGCAAACGATGACGCTTGAGAAAAATAGGTATTGACGTTACTGCAATCGAAGAAATCGCGGCCAATATTGAAGGTCACGTGGCGTTGTCCGCTTAGGACCCGCTGGTCAAGGTTACACGGTCGAGGTGAGGTGTGTTGTGGGTTGGTCTGCAATGCAAAGGTCAGCCGAGGTATAGGTGGGAGGCGGTCTGGAATGGCCGCCTCTTTACTTTTAGAAAGTTTTAGATATATGGACAATGAAATTAGGGTTCACGCCGGAATGAAGGTCGAAGCCCGCGCGGATGATGCAGTTAAGCGCCTTGTCGGCTATGCGTGCGTATTTGATACTGAAACGGATATTGGCGGTATGTTCCGAGAGGTCATTCGCAAAGGTGCTTTTTCTGAGGCTCTTTTGCGAGATGACATTCACGCGCTAGATAATCATGATTACGGTCGTGTGATCGGGCGCAAGAAGGCGGGAACGCTGGTTATTTCCGAGGATGAACGGGGCTTGCGTGTCGAGATCACACCGCCAAACACCACAATCGCTCGCGACCTGATGGAAAACATAAGCGCCGGAAACATCGACCAGATGAGTTTTTTATTCTCTATGGAAGGTGGCCGTCAGGCTTGGGACGAAACCGGAGACACGCCGTTGCGGTCAATCGAAAAGGTTGGCGAATTGCTAGAGGTCTCAATCGTTCCGCGCGGCGCTTACGCAACAACAGAAATTGCCCTTCGCAGCTTGGAGGCATCGCGCCCCTGCGAAACGGCTCAAGACTTTCGGCTTCGCATGAAGGGCAAGCTGATAAAATAACGGCGGCTCTCGCTGTTGGCCCACATCCCGCGCCATGGGCAAGCGCCGGATTGAACGTCGGATGACGTCCAGATCCTTAAAATGGAGGCCTATAGAATGGCTAATATCAAAGAACTGCGGGAGCAGGCAGCTAAGACGCTGACCGAGGCCCGTTCACTGCTTGACGCTATCAGCGACAAATCAACCAAAGAGCAGCGCGCGGAAGCGGAAGTTGCCGTTGACAAAGCGCTGACCGAGGTTTCCGAAATCGAAGCCCGCGCGGATCGTCTGGG